TTGTTTATTAAGGTTGTTAATTAAACCGTACTTGTTACTGAAACTATTTCGATTAGGTAACTTACCAAACGGCGTTCCTAGTAAAATGATTTTAGCGTTTGGATATAAAGAAGTAATATTTTTCAACATTTGATGTGAAGCACCTTGAAATGTGTTGATGTTTAATGAGATATCGCCTAATCCTGGTGAATATTGAATTTCTTTAACACCTAATTGGTGATTCCTTGCCCAATCATTAGTACCACCTTCAATGAAAATTATTTCTACGTCATCGGGTATTGCATTACCAACACTCGGAGTCTTTAACCTAGTTACATTACACATAGAGTCGGGTGATTCATTTGTAATAGTAGAACCAGCTATACCACAATTTGTGGCGTTAAAATTAAAATAAGCATTAACCATCTGACACCAATTATATGATTGCGTTATTGAAGTTCCTAACCAAACTACTTTTTTACCATTTAACACACTATTTTCATTTGTATTTGGTAAATACTCACCTTTTAATTTAAATGTAGTTTCACTATATGGAATGTAAGGTGTTAATTCACCTTCAGTATTAAACTCAATTTGAATATCTGTTATTTCACTCCTAAAACTAGCCCTAATAAATTGAACCTCGGGTGGTAAAGCATAAGCACCGACAATATTTGAACCATCTGAATCGGATAACGGTATTATAGTTTTAGAACTATTATACAAGGCAATAAAACGCATTTCTTTATTTGTGACTAAATAAGGTCTTTCAGTTACTTCTATAAAGTCACTTGTTACATAAACACTAGATTCTGTTATTCTTCCACCTGAAGGGGAAATGAAACCTGAAACACTAGTTAAAGGGTTATAACGGTTCTTACTTGTCCTTAATTCCATAAAAGATGTGTTAATTGGTTCTACAGCACCTTCACCTAATACATAGTTGACATCTATACCTTGCGCTTCTAAAAAAGTTTGGCGAGTAGCTTCATCAAAATCATTTATATTTATACCATCACTCTTAAGATAAACATCTGTTTTATTCGCTTTGGTGTTATTAAGTGTTGTAATTTCAGTATTTACAGTACCTAATAATTCTTCATCTATAAGGTTAGCTAAAGAACCATCAGCTATTTTCTGTTCTAAAGATTCATTAACTAAATTCCCCAGCCCTTCTCCATTAATAAAATCTCTAAACTCTTGCGTTCTAAGTATTGCGGTATTACTTTCTTGCTCTGTTCGGTCCAATGCTTTCAAAATATTTTCAGCACTCGCATTACTATCTACTACATCTTGAAAACTATTAATAGGAAGTCTCATTCTTTTACATGGATTGCTGTTACATGAATTACACATTTATTTAATCACCTTTCTTTTTCTTTTTTCGGGTATGGTTTCGCAAGGGCAAAGCCCGTACCTTGTACGGTGCTTTTTGACCTTGCTTTTTCACTGTTCTTTAAATCTTATGAACCTCTAATGTTGCACCTCCTAAAACATCAGTTAATAAAGTATTAGCTTGACCTTGTTTGATTGTTATTGTATCACCTGCTTCTAAAACAATAGTTGTTGTATATAACCTTTCAACTAAATTAACCGCACTTGTCACTTGTTCTGTCCAAAGAGTGACATTACCATTCTTTACAACATAAAACGCCCTCCCACCTCTATCACCTGCTTGGAAATTCATTTTAGCGGTTACGATGTAAGCACCTTTATAAGGAACCCTAACACCACCTGAAACACTTTCATATATACCTTTGTTTGTTGTTTGCATTGGAACGTCTATTACATTGTTGTTTGTGAATACATGATTGCTAACAGTAGAGATAAAGGTGTTTGGTAGTTCGCCACTTGTTATAGGAGGTGTAGCACCACTTGATACCATCATATCGATTACATCATTAATTTTTTCAACTATACCTATGCGGTTCCTTAACTTTTCCATATTATCCCTCCTTACGCAATTCTATATACTTCTGCTTGGAATGAGTATGGTACGTTTGTTAGAATTTCATCATTATACACATTCTCACTTAAAAAGAAGTCTGTCCTTATAACGTCACCCTCATCAAATATGAACGGTCTTGTTAGTTGTCGGTATAGTTGAGTCGATGATAGTATCTCTACAGTGTCTAAAACTTCACTACCATTCTTACTTAGTGTGAATCTTTTTGTAGTAACAACTTGTGCATTTGATGGTGTTCCTTGAATGTAAGCAATAAATTCTAATACATAAATACCACTAGCAGGAATAACAAGGTCTGAGTTAGGTTCAAAACCGTTTTGTCTAGTTGCTACAAAGTTTGGTGATTTAGTCTCACCACCATTAATAGTGTCGGAACCTTCACCAATCATGTATACTGCATTTTCAAGACCAATATAATTACCTGAACCCGAACCACCTCCCGTAGTATCTAACTGATTTACTTTTCTAATAATCTCATTAATCTTATCTAAGGTGTCTATTAAATTCTTCATTAACTTAATTGCCATTTTGACATCTCCTTAGTTTTCTTCATTCATTACGTTTTGTACAATACTTTTTGGTGAACGTGCAGTATCTAGTTGTTGCATTACTGATTGTAAAGAATAACCGTCTTGTGTATTTGCTTTTTCAATAAGACCGTTCAAAGTTTTGATTACTTGACTACCATTTTGACTTTCCATTGCCATAGTTAACACCACCTTTCAATGTTTCACGTGGAACATAAAATAAACCCTTAACATAAGTATATTTCTTAGTCAAGGGTTACGCAATCTTAGTAGACTAGCATGAATAAATTTTGCATTTCTTTATAGATATCCACTTTTAAACGTCTAAGAGTATTACGGTATAATAGAACCATTTCTGATTCTGTTTTAACACCTTGTGTTCCGAATACTCTGAAAGTATCTTTAAACTTATCTTTTGAATTACCTTCATCTACTGTTTCACCTTTTGATTTACTTGTGCCAACTCCACTACCAACATTTGTAAATTGATTAAGACCAATCTGTTTATTTTCTTCTATATTACTAGCGTATTCAATCACACCTTGACCGGTATTCCCAGTTGTTATTTGTAACCTAGAATCGGGAGTGTCGGAATCTAACTTACGATTAAAGTTATCAGTTGCTTGTGAACCCGTTTCGGTATTGTTTGCAGTATCATTCGTTTCACCCTCTGCAACACTCTTCGTGTTAGTTGTAATATCTCGCTCTGTTTCACGTACTTCTTGCCAATCTACGTTAATGAGTGGGTTCTTGATTAAACCTTCAGATAGAAAGACTTCATTCCAATAAATCATATTGATGTTTAACCAATTCTTTAATTTGAGTTTGAATAGGAATGGAGATTCAAAACCTATTTCTCTCATATAATAATATTCAATGAAATCTTTTTCGAATGATTCTCTATCTAACTCATTATAGAAAGGATAAGGGAAATCGAATAACCATTCCCTTATTCTAGTAACGTGAGAATCGATAGATTCACCTAACTCTTTCTCTACTAATTCACTCACTTGCATTGTATAACTGCCCATTGTCTAGACCTCCTTCAATGTTACTCATTAACTGGTCAATAGCAGATTGTCTGAAATCTACTTCAATTTCTAACCCGTATAATTCATTAATCTTTTCAACGGCTTCTTGTCTTGCTTTTAAATAGACATTACCACTTGCTTGTATTTGTTCATTATTTGAATCTGCTTCGGAAGTTATCATTCTTTCACGTTTCTCTAGGTTAGCATTATTAATACCTAGGAAGGTCATAACTTCATTCCAAACAGCATTCTTTTGTGTGTTTAGTTTATCCACTACATAAGGTGCGTCCGTTTTGAATACTTGAATAGCACTGGTTGGATTGAGAGAACTATGATGGACAATAACGGGTGCATTACCTTCATATTGATTATAAATTTGTTTCATACTAAAATGTGTGTCGTCATCAGTTGCAATCAACACGGGTGTCTTTTGAGCATTTTGATTGACAGATATGATAGATTTTATTTCCGCAAGGTCCCTAGCAAATAAATCCAAACTAGGTACAGTTGGTAAATGCATGTCATTGTTATAGATAACAACACCTAAACCTTTTTCCTTCATATCCCGGTAGTTATACAAAGGGAAAGTTTTGTTGTAAGTAGGTGTTGAAGCTTGAAATTCTGTCGGTAATAAATAATGGTCAATACGACCACTTAATGCACCTTGTGTTGCAATATAACTCATTTCAGGGTCATTGAAAAATCCAACATAACCAAAGGTGTGTAAACTCAATTCGAGATAACGACTATCAACAGAAGGTGGAAGGTTCTTCCACTCAAATAATTGAAAAGCTAAACTGTTTAAATAAAGTTTATAGTGTGTATACCATGTTTGACTATCAATTCTTTCTATTTGACCTGGGTTCAAAAATTTGTTTGTTGGTCCTTTTTTACGTGCCATTATATAACCTCATTTCCTAAATTGTAGTTTCCTATATCATCAGTGTGCCATAAAGTAATACCATTATCAAATATCGTTTGAAGTTGGATTAGATACTCTTGAGGGATTGAACCTCTCATTAAACTATCTAATGTCTTTACGAAGTTATATGATTGTCTAGTTTTTAGATTAGGTATTTCCACCCTATTCCACTTATAACCGTAACGTTTGAAGAAGTCTCCCAAAGTCTCTTGGTATTCGGGTTTAATAAATTTCTTTATAACATACAAACCTCTATAACCGTTACCCGTCGTGAAATAATTATTACCACTCATATTACTAATAGAAGGTGGTGTATTGTTAATATCTTGTTGTTTAGCTTGAATACCTTGTAAAGCGAATATTCCATTAGCAGTACTATTAATTGTACTACCTAATCCGCTAGCAACTCCACCAACATCTCTGTTAAGTCCAGCAGTTATTGTTGAACCGGCTCCACCTATAACATCTGTTAAAGTGTTGAAAGCAATTTGATTTGTTTGGTTTTCTAAACTGTTTCTGTTACCTTGTAGATAAGCAGATAGTAAGTCTGTAATGATAGGAACATCATTTGGATTTTGATTGATAATACCGTATTCTAATTCTACTTGGTCAATGAATGGTGAAGCAACTTGATAGTTATAAGCTAATACTTCATATGACACTTTGTTACTTGTTCCGATTGAACCTTTTACTTTGATAATCAAATTATCACTGTTGATATACTCAGGTTTTATTTCTGTTTGATTACCCTGAAAGTCTGTTAGGATAATTTTATAGTAAGGACTCATGTATAACTTACTAGGTAGATTGTAATTCATTTCGTTTAGATACTTTGTGCCTACTGTAATTGTTTTTGGTTGATAAGCGTATAAATTCTTTAAGCGGTATAAATGTACCGTGTTAGGTCCAATTGGCGCTTCAGAAATCTCAACTCTTTGGAAAAAGTTTGGGTCCATATATACTGATGTACCATCTGCATTATTAATACCAATATAATCTGTTGTATAAATAGAAACAATATTATTAACAGCAGAATCCGCTTGATACATAAAACGTAGTATAGTGCTAGCCGATGATACTGCTCCCGGTGTTACAGTTGGTACACCACCATCTCTTAAGAAAGGTACAATATAGAAGGTTAGTGGTTGTACTACACCATTTAAATTAGGTATTGTTTCTCCTGCTTCTGCTATTGCAACACCACCGTTTATTTCATCTAATATGGTTTTGGTTACAATAACCATAAATAGAACATCGCCACTAGGCTTAACCTGATGAACCTCGAGTGTGTCATATAACGTTCCATAGTTCAAACCCTCCTCTATTGTATTAACCGTTGGTTGTCCGTTTACATATTCCGTTACATGTTGTCTTTCAATATATGAAGGTTGGAAGTTAGTGTACAAGAACCAAGTTTGATAAGCGTCAACTTCAAAATAAATTCTAGTGGTATTTTTATTCTCGTATTCTAGTTTAGTAACAAAACAGTAAAACCATTTATCATAGTTCTCGTTCTGAAACATTAAATAGTTTACGTCCCACAAAGTATCGATATGATAAGGAACCTTAATCGAATTACGACCTTCTATTCTTACAAAGTTAGCTTGTGCAATTACTGTTTTGGGTGTTTTGTTTAAGAACCAATTTGTTTGCTCTTGGACACTTGAAAAGTATCTAGTGTGTTTATAATCAGACCTCCAAGGAATATCTCTCAAAAGTCTTATATTACTTCCGGATAATGGTAAAGTCATTTATCTTCCTCCTCATAATAAAAAGGGAAGGGCTACGCCCAACCCTTAATTTTGATATTTATTAATATACTGATAACACTGCTTCGCCAACTACTTCATCTACGCCAACTGTTACAGTTGCTTTGACTACTAAGCGACCCGTCTGAGTAGGTGCAATTGTTAGTTTGCCTTCGGTGTCAATTGTAGTTCCGCTTGCCACTACTGTACCATCTTTACCTTCTACAGTAAATTCAGGTGTGTATACAGTGTTAGAGATTTGACGAATTGAAGTTGAATACTCAACCTCTGTCCCTGCTTTAGCAGAAGCAATTTCCGGTGTTAGAATTACTTGTGTAACATCTTTTACACTATCAGGAAGTACGAACGCTACTGCATTAGAGAAACGTGAAGCCGAAAGTACTTGCCACACATGGTAAAAATATGACCAATATAAACCTTGTGGGTTCCTAATTGTCTCCATTTTGTGTAGTTGGTCATACACCATGAAGAATTCACGGTCTACTAATACGGCTACTAATCCAGTAGAAGCAAAACCATCGATAACTGTGACATTACCCATGAATGTTGCGCGGTCTAGATTGAATGCACTTGCTAGTACGTCAACATCTACTGTAGCACGAATATCAGCGTCAATGATTAAATGTAGGTCTTCAGGTTCAGTACGTGTATGAACTGCCATAGCGTTGAAATCACGTGAACCCATTGGTAAAGTCATTTTCTGTGCAGTTGCACGAGCCTTTTTAATAAACTCAGTTGCATTTGCAGTTGATTCTAGTGGGTTTGGAACCTCAATGAATTTGAAAAGTCCTTTTGCAAAATAGTTATCAATAACTAATTTCATATACTTAAACTCATCAACTTCGGAACCGTTATAGATAGAATTGATAATGCGTGATACAAAATCATCGAATGTTCCCCATGAAATAAATGCAGTACGTAATGATTCATCTTGAATTGTTTGTTTGTAGAACCCTTGGCGGTTACGTTCGTGATATAAAGTAGATACATCAGGAATTTCACGTTTGAAAACTTCTTGCTCTGCTACTGCAGGGTCATAGAGTTTCTCTTGTGCGATGTCTACGAAAACTTCCTGGATAGTGCGTCCTAATGGTAACATACCCTTTTTGAATTTTTTCAATGGATTTTGTAGTGAAACATTTTTAATTACTGTTAGACCGATACGGTCTACTAATGCAGAGATAAATTCATTTTGTACTTGTTGATTGATTAAAATTCCTGCTCCAACCTCTGCAACATTATCTGCAGTTGCTAATGGTACATATTGTTGAAAATTTGGTGAACTGTTTCTGATAGCATTTACAATGTCATAAGTATTTGTTACACCTAGCGTAGTTTTTACATCTCCAATAGTTATTCTCATTTAATTTTAATCTCCTTTTATTTTAATAAGTCTTCTAATGTAACTGTTTCTGAAAATGTTTTCTCTTCAATCTTTTGTTTATCATCTCCTTTGGCTTCCTCAATACCTAACTTCCTAAACAACATAGAGTTGGACACTACTAAATCTTCTTTTTGGGTTTTTAGTGTCTCTAAGTTTTTGTTTAGCTTTTCGAAGTCTTGATGGTCTTGAGTGTTAGCAACTCGAAATTCATGTAGAATCTCTGTCTTTCTACTAACTTCTAAATCTTCTTTTAATAATTCAGATAATAAGCTTTCTAATTGTTCCGCTGGAATTGGTGGCATGATTATCTTCCTCCTCTTAAATATAATGTTTTATTTTAATATACGCAATTAACCTTGTAATATCTTCAATAATTGAATGTTTTGTCCTGCAGTTCCAGTGTAGTTTGAAATACCATGTTTTTGTGCTAATTTCTTACGGTCATTGAATCCGTATGGTTGTTTATTGACTTGTAGGTATTCTGTGATTGATTTGTATTTCTTTTTCGGTTTTTGTAATGTTTCACGTGGAACATCAGAAACTTTCTTTAAACCACATGATTTTATTAAACCTTGTGCAATAGCAGAAGCAATTGCGTCTTGTTTATTCAATAGAGTAGATAAATCTTTATCATTACTAATGAAAAACATTTCTAGCAAAACAGCAGGACATTTAGTTTCTCTAACCATGTGTAAATTCTTACGTTTCACACCACTCCATTTAGTAGGTTTGAAAATTAAGTTAATTTCATTTTGAATGTAATTTGCAACATCTTTGGAAGTGGCACTAGGCGATGTGTAAATATAAGTTTGGAATCCGTTTGGTTCTTTAGAAGACACTGAATTTGTATGAAAAGAAGTTACAAGGTCTTTACCTTTTGACATGTCACTTCTTTGTTTGAGTGATAAATATTTATCAGTTGTACGTGTGAATTCGATTGAACAATTATATTCCCTTAAATACCATTGAACCTTTAAAGCAATTTCTAGAACAATATCCTTTTCTTTATAAACACCGTTTAAGGCTCCAGGGTCATGACCACCGTGACCAACATCAAATAAAAAATCTTTCATTATTCTTCATCTCCTAATAAGAATTTATTTCTTTCATATAACTCTTTTATTGTTTTATAACCACGCTTTTCGGCGTATTGTTGTACTAGTTTTTTCTTTGGGTGTGAAGTGTAACATATGAATATATCATTATAAGTAACTCTATAACCGTTATCTAATTTTTCAAATACTATCAATCAATCACCCTCCTTAGTATGTAAGGAACCCTCCTACTCTATATGAGCGTAACGGAGGGAACCACAGTTAAGTGAGTTAATAACAGTTACTAGCAACCTGACCAAAGGCAACATGTTAGGCTTGAGTCAACAAGTGGTTCCCTACACATTATACTAATAAACAAAGTTACTAATCACTTAATTATTAGTATAGTGTAATTGGGTGAGTTACGCAAACATCATAATTTAATAGTGAAGTAAGTATCCATTAGAACCACTCCACCTTTAATTATTTTAGGTGTTAATTTACCGTAAAATTTGTTACCCGGTGCAAAGTTATCGAATGTGATTTGTTTCTTTATTACGTCATTCATTCCTGCACATACTACTTTTGTTTTAAAAGATTTGGCGTTTTCTATTTTTGTGTCTTTACCTTTTTCGTCTTGTGCGATATCTTCAATGTAAGTTTTGGCGCGTAGGAAACGACCTTTACGGAATTCACCTTCGAATTTCCACTTCCCTAAATCAACAGAATGAATATCAAGGTCTACGGGTTCTAATCCTTGGATGTGAAGGCTATCAGTATCCCCATAAATAAAACGGTCACCTAATTTTTGAGCACTTCTGATTGTAATCTCACGGGCGTATGAAGTGATGTAAGCACCAACAGCAGTGTATACCGGATTTTTCTCTTTCTTTACTTGTACTTCTCTTTCGATACCATCAGGTCCAATTTCTTTCACCGTTGGTATTGCTAACTTTAAAACACCCTCACTATTTAAGAATGCTTCTTTATCTGTTGCGTCTGTGCTACTGGCAAATTTACCGTAAAGGTTGTTCAAAAGTAGTTTGGCTAGTTCTCTTTTTGCACCCTCACTTGTTTTCTTTATTTCCATGTATTTGTCGATATATTCTTTAAACAAACCGTTTACTGATTTAAACATGTAACCACCTAACCACTCATGAACAAATACTTCATAATGGTCAAAGAATAATTTTAAATCTACAGATGTTAAAACTAACTGAACTATTTGGTCTTCTGTATCTTTCAGGTATTCAGTTGATTTGAAGCGATAGTCGTTTTTGATTTGGATAGTGGGTACATAACCTTCTTTTAGTTTAAACTCACATGTTAATTCTTGTACGTATAAAGGGTATTGGTCAAAATGCTTGTATTCACCTTCAAAGCGAATTGGTAAACCATATGGTAAATCTTTATCATACATTACTGCAGGGTATAAACTGTTTACATCGTATACTTGACCGAAAAAAATATCTTTACCAGCGTGTATTGGGTTAACGTATGTGAAACCCCCTTTATAAGAAACTCTTATGATATCGTCTATTTCTTTGTCGATGACCGGAAAATAACGGTCAAATGATTTTGTAGATATTATATCCTTAAATACATTTAAAGAATCAGAACCGATTGTCATTTTCTCTAAACCCTCATCTAGTTGTATTTCTAATGCTTGTGCCATTATTTCAACATCTCTGAAAAGATAGTCAATTTCCTCTTTGGTTGGTTCATAACCTCTAGGTCTTATAGCTTTATAGTCTATATCACCCTTTTGAAATTCTAGATTGAAAGCTTTAGCAATGCGCTCTACTGTAAAAGGTAGTTTTTTGTAAGAATCTTGTATAACTGTTTTGACGACGTTTTTCCCTTTAATTTTCCAACAAATTTCTATTTGATAGAATATGGTGTCTTTTGTGATAACAGTTTTAAATGTTTTTGGTTTACATTTTCTTTCGTGGTTATATTCGAAGTCGTTTTCTAATAACCACGATAAAATGAACATACCGTCAAATTTTAAGTTATGAAAGAATAAATGTTTGGAAGAGTGTGAACACCATTTCATAAAATCGTTGATGTCTTTCCCCCAAATGAATGAATCTTTATTATATAACTCCCTTACACCATAAGCCCATACCCATGTCTCTTCACTGTTAGTCTCTAAAGTTGTCGTTTCGAAATCCGCCGTATACATTTTCATAAAATACCCTCCTTTTAAACTGCTTCTAACCCTAAATCGATTCCCCACGATTCCCCAATTGATTGTAGTAGTGTATCCCTTTTTTCAGGGTTATATACGAATTCTATATTTCTTTCATCGGAAGTCATTGATAGCCTATAAAACACATCTAAATCTAGTTGAGTGATTTTCCCTATTAATTGTTCTACGTCGCTAGCGTCTCCGAAAGCTTCTCTTAAAGCGCCAATATAATTTGCTCTATAACGGTGTCTCCTTCTCTTTATGAAATCACCTTTGTATGTTTCTTGCTTTCTTTGTACGAATGTTTCAAATTCTCTTTTTGAACGGAATCTATCAATATTGAAGTTGAATTTATAACGCTCATTTAAACTTCTTGCTCTTACGCTGTTTATTGAACCTATTGTACCAACTACTCGACCTTCTACAGTGTATTGTTCTTTGGAGAGTTTCTTTAACTCCTTTTCGTTTATCCTATTGATACGGTCAAATAACAGTTTTGAACGGGTTACTTCTGCTTTGGTAAAGACAACACCTTTTTCATTCCTAACATATTGATATTTCTGATTATTTCTATTAAGAAAAGACTTAGCATTGTCTATTGACTTTGCTAAATCTTTACCTCTTAGTGAAGTATCAATGGAAGGTATGTTAACTTCTACACCATATCTAGTTTTAATTCTGGATTTCTTTTGGGAAATCTTTTGGTTTAATTTTTTAATTTCTGCTAATTTTTTACTACTAATACCTCTTGCCATTGATACCCACCTCTTTAAATTTTATTAATTTTATCTAACTTAAACTGCATTTCGTCTAGAGAGTTAAAGAATTCGTTACTGTGTTTCACTAGGAAACCTCTAGTGTTTATTTTGTGGTAGAGTCTAATGTCTGATAATGTTTCAACATCGAGATTGAAAAGACCTTTATAGATGTTCATTAACTTTGCGTTTGTTTCTTTTAAAACCTGGTCCCTTTCTAACATGAATTTCTGCATTGCCTTTTCAGTATTAAAGTATAATATTACGTTACCCACCGCAAGTACGTGCGGTGAGTTAATTAGTTTGTTTGTCATGTTATCCTCCTATTAGAATGGTGTAGCTTCTGTATGGATTTCTTTAGCTGTTACACCCCAAGTATAAACAGTAGCACCCTCTTTGTTTTTGTAAGAACCCGTTTCTAGTTCACCTACAATATGGATACCGTCACCTTTTACAAAACCGCTAACTAGTTTTTCGGCTTCATCGCCCCATACAGTGATTGGTACAAGTTTGAAACCATTACCTTTTGCATTTTTGATTTGAAGCATAAATTTAGCTACGAATGAATTTGTTGTTTTATTTCCAGTTGGTTGGTTGTAAAGAAGCCCTGCTAATTCTACGATATTGATTGTTTGTAAGTTTTCCATAATAATTACCTCCGAAGCCTTTTGGCTATAATTTATTTTGGTGTTATCCCACCATGAACCGTTAGAGCGGACTTGATAAAGATGACATGATTTTTGTTATTTGTCATTTTGGTGTTTTCCGACACCCTCACTCTAACAGCTTATGCTAGGAAGGAAGTTTTAAGGACTTCCTTAAGCTTGTAACCTAATTATACTACTTAGTTGGTTGATACGCAAGTTTTATAAACTAACTTTATTTGCAGACAATTCGCGAGAATTGTATTCTACTTCAGAGTATTCTAGGAAGGCAAATATTGCCGTGTGAGCGTCGGGAGCGAATACTTGAGATAAGACCTCACCTTTGTGCCAAATTGCGTATAAATCGAATTCTGTGCTCATTGTGATACCTCCATTAGAATTTGTATTGCACCGGATGGATGTTTTTCTACTTTTAGTGTATCTGAAACTTTTCTTAAAGCTTCGATGTAAAGCTCTGTCACCGTTTCATCTAGTTCGATTGTTGAATGATGTCTGTTATTTCTGAATAATACCACTTCGATTTTTTTCATTTTATTTCCTCCTATTTGGAAGGATACCCTTATTGGATATCCATTCCTTTGAATTGTGACTTAAGGTATTTAACGACTCTGTAACGCTTCATATCGGCGCTGTGGTCGTTATCACAGTACATAACAGCCAAGTCGTGGAAGTCTCCTTCTACCCAGATATTAACTTGTACTAGATAATCAGTGTCACCGTGGTCAACATCTACGATGATTTTAACATCTTCTATTTCAGTGTATTTTGTAAGTTTCATAATCTCTTTCTTAATTTCAGTGTTTGTCATTTCCATAACCTCCGGTTAATTTGTTTTGCTCTTCCTAAGCTCTTAAGTTAATTATAAAGGTTAGCAGAGTAAATTGCAAGAGAAAGATACAAAATAAATTAATTATTTTTAAAATATTTGGTATAACGGTCTAATTAAAGACCGTATACACTACTATTCTCCATTAAGTAAGAGATGTTTTCTGCTTTTTCTTCTTTTGTAAGTTTTTGCTCAATGATTCTTCCGCCGTTTTCTTTTCTTAATGCTCTTGCGATTTTCATTGCTTCTGCTTTTGTAACATTTACTACTACAGACTCTTCTTGAGTGTTGATATCTACAGACCATCTATAACCTAGTTGGAAATAAACTTTAATTTCAACTTCATTAACTTCAACTTCAGCGATTCTAGAGTGGATTTCGTTTTGAACTGTGATAGCATGTTGTCTGTATTCTTCGCAACCTGATTTTGCATATGTATCGATGTGGTCATTTAGAAGTGCTTTTAATTCACCTAGGTTCATTTCTTTTAAAGTTTTCATTTTTATTTCCTCCTCTTATTTGTTAACTTAATTATATAACATAACCAAACAAATTACAAGAAAAATACACAATAAACAGAAAATAAATAAAAGTTTTATTTTAAATATACATATTGACAATCTCTTCGAGATGTG